GGACGTATCAACCTCCTGCAGGAAGATGTTGGCGGGGAGCTGTGTCGAGGTAGCCTGCGACGTTCCCGTGGCGACCAGACCATATTTATAGGTCCAATTTTGCCCTTGCACAATACCGTTGAGCCATTTGCCTTCTGGCAATTCAAAGCCTGATTGAGGCGCAAAGCCAGTGGCGGCGAAAGCGGGAAGCGTGGTCGCCAGCGCGAGAACCAGCGCGGCGATGGAGGCGGTTTTCTTGAGCATGGTGGGTTCCTGTGCTAGAATGATTATCTTCTGCTGCGTTGACGGATAGGAAAAATGACAAAAATCAAAGACCTAATTGGACAAAGATTCGGACGACTTGTCGTGGTTGAGTTCTCAGAGAGAACTAAGCGAATGACATTTTGGAAATGTCATTGCGACTGCGGTAACGATACGAATGTTGCTGCCACGGCACTTTCATCAGGCGCGACGCGATCTTGTGGATGTCTGAGACGCGAAACGACAACCCGTCTAAAGACAACGCATGGAATGACCGGGACATCCATCTATTATATATGGGGCCACCTTAACGAGCGATGCGCCAATCCTAATGCTGAGCGTTACAAAAGTTATGGTGGACGTGGCATACGCGTTTGCGATCAGTGGACTTCATTCGAGAACTTTTACGCCGATATGTCGCCATCTTGGTTTGAAGGCGCATCCCTTGAACGTATCGACGTTAACGGAAACTATGAAAAAGATAACTGCACGTGGATACCGATAGCAGATCAATCCAAAAATAAACAAAACTCTAGAATTATAGAAACACCATGGGGATCATTAAACGCTGCATATGTTGGAGAAAAACTTGGAATATCACGCGGGCAATTCTACTGGAGATTAAATAATTGGCCGCAAGAACGGTGGCTAGAGCCTGCCAAAATTCGCTAGGAATCGCTTCTATAGTCATACGCTCGTTGTCTTCTACGCAGAAATGGTGGCATCCTAAGAGTAGACATGGCTTGGTTTCCAAGCCTTATAGTATTTAGACTGTTTCTGGCAAGAGAGTCAATCGTCGGATCAGCTGGCATCTGATACGATGCTCGCAATCTTCTTGCCCCACAAAAATTAAGAGCCATAGAGTACTCAGGCGGAAAATTAACTTTTTGTTGCAACGATTGGAAACGCGGCAACACGACTTTGAATCCGACATGAATTTCATAAATCGTGGCTTGCGGGACTGGCCACGGCCTCAACAATCCGATCGGCCATGCCGGATCATAGAAAATCCGCCATGCCAGTGTGCCGATGTTTTTAACCGTGATGCGCGAATAATCTTCGTGCGAAGGAATGATATCAATCGGAATATCGACGAAGAATGGCCCTTGTGCGACGCCGATTGTGCCGACGCCATATTGCTGGCCGCCTTGGCCGCCATTCCAATCCGCGCTCCAATCGCCTGAATTGAAATCGCCGCTTCCTGATGGCGCGACGCCGCCAGGATATTGTCCCGTGTTGTTGTTCAAAAACCGGAGAAAGGCATATTCCAGACGATCCGGGCGTGGATTAATATTGACCGTCTGATTGAGCCCGACCGTATAAGCCTTCTGTCCCGTGCAAACGAAACTGTAATCCTGGATGCGATAGACAAGCCAGCGTTTTCTCGTCCATTCATCAATCAACCAATTGACTTGGCGAAAGGCCCTGTTCAGGATCGCGGGTTCTATCGCCTCGTCAATTCCAACGATACCGGCATCGACAAGCATGTTCTCTAGGAGTTGTTGAACATTATCGACTGGCAATGCCGGTTCATTGGGGACGGGCTGAACCATCGATTAAGCCGCCTGCTGCTTTTCGATTTCAGCCTTGATCCGCTCGATAGACCAGCGCCCATCGACTTTTAGGCCGAGAGTTTCAGCCTCCTCGCGCCACATGGAGAGTTCTTGTTCATGTGTTAGACTGGTCGCCAAGGCATTCGCTTCTTGAGCCTTCTCGGCTTCATGGACGATGACTTCCTGCGACTTCTTCCAAGCGATATACTGCTGGAATTCGGCCCATTCGCCAGGATCAACATTCGATGGCGCATTCGGTCGCGCTGCGCCAAGCGCCTCGGCAACCGCGCGCGCGACCTCGGGGATAAGTGCTTTGACAAGTTCGTTCTGAGCGATCTCTGGGTTAGGTTTGCCGTGAATGACGGTTTTGCCAGTTCCAGGCTTCTCGGGATTGAACTTTATGTCTTTTGGGAAAGGCGTCGGGCGCCATTCGGTTTCATCGCTCCAGTCCCACATGGCGTTCTTGCCATAGCGAGCCCTTTCGTCTGGCGTCGTATCGCGATAGATCACGCCAAGCGCATGAGCTTCTTCGGCGTTCTTGACCAAGCGAGGTTCTTCAATTGGATGGTAAAGCCATGCCGGCCAAGCCACAAAACCCGTGCGATTGAAATATTTGCGGATGCTCTTGATTTGCGAGAAATCAGGAACAACCGGTTTAACGGGAGGCGGCGACCAGTTAACGACCTCGCCATCGCTGTGAATGACCTGCTGGCCTTCGCCCGCGATTTCTGGATCAAGATAGCCGACTTCCTTGCGCGGCGGCAGTTTGGGGAATTCCCCTTTACCAAAGCTCATTAGAGATGCTCCGCATTAACCGGACCTTCAGACCCATGAAGCGCAAGCGCCTCTTCCTCTTCGTCATGAACCAGAACAGTTACTTCCTGATCATGACGCCGAATATGGAACTGAGGAAAGCACGGAACAGCCACGTTATTGAAGCTATCGCGCTCGACGAAAGTCGGATGAGGCTTCACCCATTTGGGGAACTCATCATCATAATTCACGCGCTCAACCGGCTTGGGCACAAGACCTGTGGGATGACCGGTATCTTTGTCGTGAATGAACCCCGTCGTGGGGTCGATGAAATGGACGATTGGATCAAATGCCATCGCGTATTTCTCCAATGGAACAAGGCGCGACCGAAGTCGCGCCCATGATGATTATCAGGGAATCGAATCCGCTACCTGTACCAGCCATTCTGGACGAGGCACTCCGCTGCCGAATAGAATATCCAAACGGTCGATCGGCTGGTCGGTCGAAGGCTCGTAAGTGACCAAGGATCGCATCGACAATTGGTCATATTCATGCCGCGCCGCGTCGATGACGCCCTTGCCATTCGGAGGAATCCACAGCGGGGCGACGACCAGCGTGATAGCATCCGGCGCATAGGCGAGATTCTCGCGATAGGTGACGGATGCATTGGCGAAGGGCGTAATAACAGCCGTTCCGCCCGGACTGGCCGTGACGGTCTGATATTGCTGTGGGGTGTAAGGGAGACCAGCATAAGGCGTCGAGTTGGCCGGTGGGATGATCGGCGGATAGATGGAAAGCGAGGTCGCTCCATTGGCCGCCGCCGCCGTAACGACAAACTGAGCCAAGCTCCCAAGAGACTGAAAGTTGACGCGGTTCACCGCATTGACGCCGGCAATCGTGATAACGTCGCCAGCGTTCAGCGTGCCAGAAAGTGCGCTGATCGTCAGCGTGTTGCCGGTCTGGTTGGCGCCAGAAACCGTCGCCGTTGTCGCCGATCCAGTCGTGTGATTAACTACCGACTGATCTTCAAACCACCGGAACTGAAGCGCCTCATACATCATACCCGTGTTGTATTGTCTGGAAATCGAATCCACGGGATTGAGAAGGCCGCGCAAGGCAAGCTGAACGCGGGCATCGGAGCGAGGCGCGAGAACAACCTTGCGGATGCCCATCTCTCCGAAGTTTGGCGCCGAGTTCTCTTCCAAGATCGCGCGAGCCAAGGCGAATGGCGAATCCGTCACCGGCAGAATGTTGTTGTTCGCGTCAACATTCGCCGTGATATTACGAACGGTCGGCGCGGTATTCGCCATGACCTGAATCGCCACGTTCGCCGCGAGCGCATTCACGCGAGGAAGAACGATGCGCTCCATATAGTCATCAATATCGAGCGTGGTCTCCGCCGAGGTGAAAGCCACATCAACATGGCGCTGCGTCGCGACAGTGAGCAAGAACTGCTGTTCCGTCGTGTCTTGGATCGCAATGCCAGGTCCGTCCGTCACGGTGTATTGGTTGGCGTAACGGATGCGAAGCTGCGCGCCGATACGGGCACCTTCATTGCCAAATTGACTTTCGAACTGGCGGCTCACATTCTGGAGGAAATAGTTGGTATTTAGGAACATGCGAATGCTGTATCGCGTGATCATCGAGGGAGTCAGGATGTTGTTTGCCAATTGACTATCCATGCCAAATCAGATGCAATCTAACTTCTTTGTTAATTACAAAGTAGTTAGAATCTGACTTGCCTTTCTTTGGGATCGCGGCGAAGCGCGGTTGATGATGCGACCTTTCGCGTCGCGGCTATACCTGCCCCCGAACAGGCGGTGGTGTCGGGTGGAGCTACGCTCCCGAGGCTTAACGCGGCCACGCTCGCGGGTAGCATTACCAGGGACATGAATCGGAGCGCCGATCATGCAAACCCGCTCAGAACGCCTCCTGAGCGGGAATAATCGTTAACGACGAGCCGTGCGCTTCTTCATCATCTCTTCGAAGCCGCGCGTGAACTCATCGTCGCTCGCCTTGTCGCTACGCCAATCGACGACCTGACTTGCGGTCGGCTCGATTCTTGGCGGCGGAGCAGGGGCCTTGCTCGTGAATTTCGGCAGCGTCGCGGCTTGTGTCGGCTCCGGATCGGCCTTCGGCGTAGTTTGAGCGACTGACATTCGAGTAAGCTCCGCGATGCGTTGGCGAGAAGACATGGCGGCCAATGTGGCGGCGCGCTCTGGGTCTTTCGCGATTGTGTCAAAAATCTTGTGAGCGTTAGATTTGTCCACGGCTAGAACATCGGACACAAAATCATCCGTCACGGCGCCAACCGCCTGCAAGATGCCAAGGCTTTCGACGAAAGAAGCACCATATTCGGCGATGCCGCGATTGCGGACTTCCATGCTGTCTTCGGCGAGACGCATTGCTGCGGCCTCGCGTCTGATTTCCGCCTGCCTGTCTGGCTCCTGGCGTGTCGATGGGGGTTCCTGACGTGTCGGTGAATCATTGCCGGCTCTCAGACGCTCGGCAAGCGCCTCTGCCTCGGCGGCGCGGCGCTCGGCAGTCGCGAGTTTCGCGGCAACGGCCTCGGCTCGCGCGCTTTCCTGAGAGATGCGCTCCAGATACCAAGGTTTGCCAGCCGGCGGAGGAATCGGCTCAAGCGACGGGCCGGCCTTTGGTTCGATAGCTAGGGAAGTATCAACCTGCGCTAAGGCATTCGGATCAACAACCGGTTCCGTTGGTTCAGTGACTTGCGGATCGCTCATACAGTCCTCAATGGCTCATGCGGGAGATTTGCGCCACGCTATTCAACAAGCCGGCGCGAAGGTTCTGGCGAAGGCCGAACTTTTCGAGAATGCGTTTGTTCTCGTGTTTGTCGCCTTCGAATTGGATGGTTCCTTTTTTCACTTGTAACCGCGTGTCTGCTTCGTGGCCAAGTTGTTCCAAGCCAGCGGCAAAAGCCCGTTCAACCAATATCGCGAGATAAACTCTCTTTTTAGTCTTTTCATCAGTTTTTGGATTACCTAAAATGGCAGAAAAGTCTTCTCTAGCCTGTTCGATAAAATTCTTTTTATTTGCTTCAGCATAATCATACGCATTTGGCCAGTTCAATCGGAATTTCTCGCTGCGATCCTTTTCATAAGCCTGACCAGCCAATTCATAAGCATGAGCATATAGACTATCGACCAATTTCATGGCATCGCTAACGGAAATTATTTCGCCTCCGATGGAAATATTTGTCATTTCTTCCCCCTTCGCGAGGCCTTACGGCCTTCGGAATAACCAATCGCCAATGCTTGCACCTTGGATTTGACGAGCGGTCCATGTTTTGATCCGCTATGCAATTCACCTTTCGAGAACTCCTTGGCGACCTTCGCCACTTTGGCCTGCATCTTAGACTTGGTCATTTCTTGCCGCCTACCGCTCGCGCCTTAGCGCGGCCTGCTGCGTCGAGTTTCGCTTGGCCTTTGGCATCGGCTTTCTTGTCGATAGCCGACCTCTCATATTTGCCGAGCGTCATGCCATGCTTTTTGGCGCTGGCCTTATCCTCGCGCTTGTCAGCGGGAGAATTCTCGAAGCGCTTGGATTTCATGAATATGCCTTCCCAATCAATGGGATTATCCGCCATAAATTGTTCGACGCGCGCTCTGACATACCATCGCGGGTAACATGCCCGAGCAAACTCAATGAGCGGCATACCGGCCATTAGCGCTTTTTCCCGCACATCTTGTCCTTGGCGAACTTCGGCTCCTTGCCTTCGCCGCTCATTTTACCGTCGCCCTTTTTGGCGCCAGTCTTGAGCGGGCCAGTGGACGAGGCGGACATTGACTTGCCGGACTTCTTATCTTTCACAGCAACATTCCCATCTGTTGGGCGAAGACGATAGGGTCTTTCGCCTTTTTCCTCAGATTGGCAGCAACGCCGTTCGAGTTCCGTTTTATATCAGAGTTTATTCTCCTTGGCTAGAATTGGATTGTTCTGAAATTTCGGCAGCATTCGCCTGCGAAATGGTATCATAAACGAAATCATGAGACTTTAGCTCAATCTCATGCTCCATTTGGGCTCGTTGTTGCGGTGTCAAAGTCAGAAGAGCTAGCGCTTCGATCATGACCTTCATGCGCTCAGTATCGGCTTTTTGCGCATTTACGTCTTTTTGCTCATCCTTGTTTTTAAGAGCAATCTCTTTCAATGAAAGTTTCTGCATTAACTCAGCATTGAGGGCAGTTAATCGTTGCGCTTGTTGCTGAAGTGCTATCACTTGAGGTTCGACATTCTTATCGAAGAGATATGGCTTGTTAGCCTTTATCTCGGCCTGTAAACGCTCCATGATCTTGTCTGAACCAGGGAAGTCGCCATATTTGAACAACAAATCCCCGATGACGCCGGCAAGTTCCATGTTCTGTTGCAAAATCATGGACATCGCCGCCCATGCTTCCTGGCGCTGCGTCGCGTAGTCCGGCCCTGGATCGGAGATACATTCAAAGTCGCCCAAAGATGGATTGAACGAAAGTCTTATCGCCTCCTCGTCATCCTTGGCGTCTTGCAGCTCTTGAACCGCATCGGCTTGCGTCGGGTCGATGTTGATCCAAAACTTTTCGCCGTCTTCGCCGATCACATGCAAAGCGCGCTTTGTGTCGTAAATCTTCGGATAGAGGTCAAGCAATTGAATGCCAATCGCCCGGAGCATATCGGCTTGATGTTCGGGGAAATGATAGGTCGCCGTGTCGCCTTGCGCCTTGCGTTCGCCAATGGCTTTACCGCTTGCGGCCGATTGCGTGTCGTTTTCGCCCATTTGGGCTTCGAACTGGCCAGATATCATCATCATCTGGCGTTCGGCGTTTTGCATCGCCTGCATATAGGCCGGATTTCCCTTCGGCGGGTCTATGCGCTCAGGTTTTTGAACCTGTTGCATGCCTTCTGGGGCTTCTTCGTCATAGTCATTATAGAACAGCACGCCATAGTTATTGATGTTGGCGTCTTTCCATTGCTCTTGTCCCTCGGTCGCCCTCGACGGCGCCAGCCAAGGAGCCTTCGGCTGCAAAGCATTGACCTGAACATCGGTTGAAGCCGCGTAATTAAGCATGCGCTGCGGATCGATCAGCGGCCTCGTATGGCCTTTGCGATCAAGTTTGTTGTCGATAACCAGCTCACGCCCCGGACAACGACAAATCGGGATGTATTTTCCTGCCCACTTGCCCTTATCGACGATGACATTGCCGGCAATCAGGAACCATTCAATTTCATTATCGGTAACCTTGCGCTTTCGACCGTCAACACGGCCAGCGTCAATATCGGCGATCAATGCCTTGAACAGTTCTTTCCCAGATTCATCCTTGATTTCCGAGGCGAATTTTTCTACTTCCTCGCCATCCTCGGTTTTATATGAAATCAGCGTATCTTTCCTCTCCTTCTTGCGAAAGTATTTGGCGACCATGATCTCCTTATCGGTAATCCAATCAGCAAACATCGAATCAAGCGGAGCCTTTCCGACTTTTCCCGCATAATCTGGATATTTCCGATTGAATTCCTTGGTCGGCAAACGTTCGAACACAAAGCCAAAATTGGCATCTAGGCCGTCTTGCTGCTTGATCCATGGATCGAGATAAACGCCAGTCGGATCACGCGCGGCTTTAAGCCAAATATCCTGATCAAACGAGCGTTCGGAAACGTAATCCGTCTCTAACAGCATATAGCCGATACCGCCATCAACCTGGTGCTCGGCGACTTTGCGATATTGCGTAGTCGCCCGTGAAATATTCTCGGTTCGCCGGATCAGTGTCTGCATCATTTCCGCTGATTTATAGCTTGCCTTTCCGCCAGATGGCCTGACCTTGATCGCGAACCTATTCTTCGACATCGCATTAATGATCATGTCATTATGCGTGCGGGTATTATTGATTGTCAGGCAAGGCAAGTCCTGACCCGGAGATGTCCGGTCGTCGTAGACTTTTTCAGGCCATTGCCAAGCGTTGCGGGTGTCGCCGTTGGCGAACTTGATATCCTCGCGGCATCTCTGATCTTCGATACCTTGCCAATCTTGACACGCCTTCCAGCGCTCGACCGCCTCGCGAACGATCTCATCCTCGGTTCGCGCCGGCCTATCGTCATCAAGCATTGTAACCGGCGAGACCATTAGCGGCCCATCCAAGATGTTCCACGCTGATCAGGGCCGACTCTGAAAGAGGGTAGCTTTGGCGCTGACGGAAGTTTTTCCTTGGCGTCACGATAACCGCAAGCAAACGTCCTAAGCGCGTCGGCGCCATGGCTTGCCCAATTGTGCAAAGGCGCGTCCGAGAACATCTTCAATTTCTCATTCCAAGCGCGCTGATAATTGCGAAGCGCGTTAAGGCCACGCTCGCAACGGTTCTCATCGACCCATGTGCTGTCGAGCATGCGGCGAACGGCGTTGATGCCATCATTCACATTGGAAACCGGGACCACCGTCGCTTTGATACCGAGACCGCGCAGCGTATCGACGCGCGATAGGCCATTATTGCTTAATTCCCGGTGGGCGATGTCATGCGGGAAATAATGCAGTCCATATGTCCACCCATGAAGCGTGCGCTTTTCCTCTAAAATGCGGGCGTATTCGTCAAATCCAACACCTGAGACTTCGTGATAATCGACAAGACGACGCTCTTTTCCGACGCATTGAATGAACCAGATAGCCGTCGAATCAGAAATTCCCAAGTCCCATGCTGTATGAACAAGAATTCCCCGGTCGATCGGAACCTTTCCAATACGCCCAGTCTTGGACGCGCGGTTAAGGTAGGCGCCGTAATACGCACCTACGAGTGCGCTTTCAAAAGAGCAGTTATATTCCTGCTCGAAGATCGCGAGGCCCTCTTCAACGCCATAATCATGCTGCAATTCGCGAAGTTCGGTCTCAAGCTGTTCAGGCTTGAAGACGCCCGTTTTATCCGCCGGAAGCACTTCCGAGAACCATCCCGGCTCTTGCCGCGCGAGGTCCAATGTCGTCTTAGCGTGGTTGTTGCCGCGAGGCGTCGTGATGAACATGGCCCAGCCGCCATTTTCCATCAATATCGGGCGAAGAAATGCCCACGCATTCGGGTCAGCCAGTGCCCATTCCGAAAACACCACGCCAACCGGTGTCGCGCCCATCAGGCTGTTGTAATTGTCCGAACCAACGACACGCCACAGCGAGCCATTCTTGAATTCGATCACCATATCCTGTTGGCGTGTCTTTTCGCGCAGTTCCAGGGGAAAGGCTTGATCGACGCGGCGGCGGCCGGTATGAGGTGAAACCGCATCCCATACCACCTTGCGGCCTTGCGCGGCCTCTGGAAGCATGTGCCAGTATTCGCCAACGCGCTCATGAGCGGCCATCGCCGTCCAATTGAGCGCGACATCATCCTTGCCAGATCGGCGATGCCAAATGACGCAAGCCCGGCGACCACCAGATTGCAGATAATCCCACAGTGGCCGCTGATAACTACGCGGCGACCAATCACGAAGCGCTTCAATGCGAAGCAGGCTCTCTTGCTTCTGCAACTCAGGCAAAAGCATCTTGTCGAGATCGGCCTTGGCTTTCTGGCTCAATCCCTCGATATATGCTCTTACGTCTTGAATCATTCAAATGACGCCGCGAAAGCCTGAGTCGCTGTGCCGGTTATCTCAATCAATGAGATAATCGTGTACATCGAATTGTTGCAGTAGAATATCGAAAGAGGTTGGAGCGTGTAGACCGTCGTTCCATTCACGCGTACACTCATGTTCGACGACCCTTGATTTTGGATCATGCAGCCGACGCGGTTGGTGTTGGCGGGGAACACCGTTTGATAGGTGCTCGTCGTCGTGATTGTTCCAGATGCATCTGTGCTGTTGCGCGGATTGGCCTGCAAATAGCCCATGCCATCGGCAAAGGCAATTGAAGGCGCGAGGAACGCGAGAGCGCCCGCGAGGATAAGTTTGCGCATCATCGCGTTCCTAGATTGCATGATTACTTCTTGCCGCTCTGGGCATTGAGCGGAACGGGCTTGTTCGCCGGCTTCATCGGCTTGGTTCCGCCGGGGTTCTCGCTGCCCTTCATCGTCAGAGGATTGTGGGCTCCATCGCCGCCCGCGCCATTGAACTGCGTTGAGTATCCGCCAACGATGGGCTTGCTGTCGCCGATTTGATTAGCCATGATTATGATCCTGCTGCTGAGAAGCGCTTTCTGGCGCCTCGATTTGGACGAGATGTGGGCATTCCCATTCGTAAATGGGAGCGCCATTCTGATCAGTTCCGGTCCTGCAAATACGCACCAGAACTAACTTCATCCTCACAATGGCGCCGTCTTCCAAGATGTAGGTGTTCCAGTTTTCTTGCTCGACGGCGTATTTGAGAGGCGGATGCTTCGTCATTGGTATCTGTACCAAGTCAAGTTCGACGCTTGATACCGCCAGGCATAGCCCACGCCAGCGACGCATGCCGTGTTCGGATTGCCCTTGAGCACCTGCGTCACGACCGAGGTATTCGCCGCAACCGTGAGAGTTCCAACCGTCGCAGCTTCACAGACGACATGCTGAATTTGACCTTCGACCGCGTTCGCCGGCATGGTGACGGTCAAAGCCGAGCCCTGCGAGCCATCCAGGAAGAACCAGGGCGTGTTGGCCGGAATTGTCTGCGTGGTTCCGACCGTGGTCTGATCGACCATCGGGCCTTGGCCAAGCTGGACAATAGTCACAACGGCCGAAGACGGGCCACCACTCTGGACGTTGGCACCGAGCGCATAGATATCAAGCGGGAGATATTCGGTTCCAGCGAACGTCGTCGGTCCAGCCGGAACGGTCTGCGCACAAATCGAACCAATCGTTCCCTGACCAGTTCCAGTTGTTCCAGATAGGTTGCCGGTTCCGGTCACAATGCTCGCACAATATGAAGGCAGGCCAATACCAACCCAATCCGACCACCAGCCGCCAGCATAAGCAGGCGCGGGAGCGCAAGCGAGCAGCGCGGCAAAGGCCGCCGCTCCCAAAAGAGAAAGCTTCAGTTTCATTTCAGACCTCATTGAGAAGCCGGCGCGCCGGCGGGAGCCTGCTTAGGCGGCAGGCGCGCCATTCTTCAGTTAGGTTGTAAAATACAACTCTAAACCCGCGATTTTTGGCACAGAAATTATGCCGCTCAATCTCAGGTTGTCATTTATTGGCGTTTGTCTTCTCCAGAAACGCCGTCAGAGCCCTAACGCGGGTCTCGTCGGTGAATTCAATCTTAACCGCGCCGCCGCCTTCGCCCGTAATGGCCTGGGCTGGTTTTCCGAAGCCCCTGTCAAGCAAAGCCGAAGCGGCGGCTACCCTAGCAGCCGGAGGCGATTTCTTGCTCTTACATATTTCCGCAAGCGTCTGTATCGCGTCTTCCGTATAAACGCGCGCTAGCTCTTGGACTTCCTTCACGATCGCAGGACGCCCGCTAGGATTGCCTGATTGTCCTTTTTTAAATGTTCCCGGTTTAGCCATTCCTGAAATATCCTGTTAGCAGGATTAGTTTCCTTTTCCCTGCATTGACACAATTAATCTCCCAATCCGAGCTTCGGTATCTCGCGGCGCATGTCGCGTTCGGCTTCGAGCTCCTGAATTCGTTTGGTTAAAGCGTCGATTGCGCGTTCGGCGAGACAAATGCGTTCGTCTTGGGCTTGCTGTCCTGTGGCGAGGGCGAGGCGGAGTTCCTTGTTCTCACGGCGCAAGATTGGAATTTGCTCGGCGCGGATTTCAACGGCTAGAAGGCGCTCGCGGGTTTCCGGCGACATTATTTTTGGCGATTATGTAGTTTGCGAACCACGGCGAATCTGGTAGGTTATACCATTGAGACCACTCAACCGGAGATTCGCTATGGAAGCGCAAGAACGTGACAGAATCACCGCCGAGCGAACGCAGGCATATTTCAGTGAACCATTCGCTCCGAATAGACACGCGCCAGATGCCGCGCACAGGATCGCCAATGCGCTCGAATATGCCGCCGTCCAGCTTGGCACTATCGCTCGCGCGGCCGAGAAAATTGAATCACATTTGGAGACGCTTGCGACAAAGCATGCTGTTCCTGGGTCTGCTGAAGATGTAGTTCTGCGCGCGCTTCGCGGAGATAAAACCTAGCATCATCTGCGGTTTTCCCCGGCGAATTCTGGAATTGACTCCATAAAGCAAGTGCCTCGGTCAGTCCGAACCCTGCGGCCATAATTTCCGGCAAGTCGGGATAATCTTTCATTTCGGCTTGCACGGCTTTTCCGGCTTTGGCGGCACGGCTTTGTCATCCACCGGCTTATGCCGCGCGACCTTTTTCAGCACTTCGTCGAAATGCACGGGATCATCGTCGCAGCCGAGTTCGCGCGCGGCCTCCATGAAAGGTATTCCTTTGAGCTTACAAAGCTGAAAGGCGCCCACTGCTGGACGCCTCCGCCGACCGGGATATCCCCAATCCATTTCAAAACGATTTGACCACGAACAACAGCGTTTGTCAAGTCATATCAGTAATTTGTAAGCCATTGATATGACTTTTATTCATACTAGGTTGGTCGTGTCAGGCCAATGATATGTTAAGCGCTTCCACCAATCACGCGCGAGATCGGATCGCTGCCGCGTGTGCGGCCCCGTCGTCTAGCCTTATGGCGGTGGTGGAATGGGGATTCGAGCGACGTTGTAAGCCTATGTCACCAATAGGCTCGCGCTCACCGTGATGAGACGCCCTGGTATACGCCGCTCGAAACTCGTTGCCCATTCGGGCTAAACTGGCGCCCCGCCGGAGGGATTGCACCCCGACCCTTGCCGTAGTCTGTCGCCCCTGTGAGGCTTGGATACGCGGACAAGGATGCACCCTAGTGATGCGCAGGTCGAAACTCAAACGCCAAATCGCTGGCGCAAAAAACCACTATTGGCATTAAATTACAAGTGATCCTGGTTCACGTCAAGCCCGCGCAAGCGCTTTTTTATCTAGTTTCCCCGTGGCGACCGCGAGAGCAAGCAACCCCTCGATCACGTAAAAATTTCGCATATATGGCGCTATGTCTTTATCATCAAAGCATAAAACGCCTATCCATCCTAGCACGGCGACGCCTTCTATGCTAGATTCGGTAATTGCTAATTCCCAATCGAAAACATCTTGTTCCCAACCTTTGAGAATGGCCATGGGGACATCTCCGCCAGCGCTATCGGGCTGATCCGCCATCGGTCCTCCCCATGCCGAGACGATCTTGCGCCGCGTCTTGGCATAAAGTTCACCTGAATCGAATATCTCACGGCGTAGCTTATGCTGAATGCAAAACCTTCCTAGGGCGGTATCAATCAGCGGATCGCGCGGCGTTGCGAACTGGCGGCGAATTGGATTGTTGAGAGCTATGACCATTTCCCGCTCCTCGCGCTCTTTCTCGAATTCCGCTAATTGTTCAATGGTTGTCTTTTTCGGTCGTCCGCGCTTGCGAGGAAGAATGGCCGGCATGGTTCAATCCTTGGTAGGTAGCCACAAGTCGGCTGTAAAACCATAGGCGCTGTTACGAGGTTGCCGCGCTAGGTCCGCCGCCGTTGGGCTTAAACGCTCGCTAGTGGGCTTCTCTGGCGTTTTTGATGGCCGGCTTGCTTTGCGCGCTTCACGCCGGTCTGGAGGTATGCTGCGCCTTTCGACCGTAAAACTTGGCTCGCCAAAGAAGGATCGGCGCTTCATGCACACCCCGGATGGTAGTCTTCGGAGATGACCTCGGGCGCCGGCTCCGGCTCTCCCGCTAGCCCCTTGCGGAGATCGCGGACAAGTTGTGGCAGATCGCTATCGTAAATCACCCATACATTCTGGGCCGTCTCCGGTCGCGTCATCGCCATATTGCCGAGCGCGTATTTTAGGCTCTCTTCGATGGTCATCTTCTGCCCTCCGCCAGCGTGTCATAATAAAACTGATGCAGGAATCCCAATGGGGCATTGCCTTTACGCATCCAGAGCCACAATGCACGCCCGCTGCGCCCGTTGCCATCCGTAAACGGATGAAGCGTCTCGTATCGGCAATGCGCCTCATATGGCGTGACGAAGCCGACATTTATATTGCTGAGAAGCGCCGTTAAGCTCGCCATGAGTTCCGGGCCGCTCGGCGGCGCGATGTGATTGCCGACGCGGACGCGAGGAATGTCGACCGCGCTTCTCAACCGAGCGTTCGGCTGAATGACCGCGACATAGGCCACCAATTCGGCTATACCCAACCGAGACGCAGCGAGAAGCGCGGCGAGAGCTTCTACTTCACCAGCGCGAACGGATCGAATTCCCTCGATATGATTCGATTCGGCTTGGAACGCCAGCAATGACTTGTCGATCGCTAACGCTTCTTTCAATCCTTCAATGATCCGCTTCTCGTTCATCGCCCATGCCTCACGTCTTCAATACGATAGAACCGACCGGCCGCTAATGTTCCGACGGCCATCTTTGGCTTGTCGCGCTTTTCTATTAGCCTCGCCTCCCAATCGTCCCGGCGCTTCCGATCCGGCCTAATGCGAAATTTGGCCTCTTGGCGGCGGCGAGCAACGAATTGAGGATCGAGAACTTTGCGGATTTTATATGAGCCAATGCCAAGAGCTTGGCCTACAGCTTCCCAAGATAGGCCATCGATCCTCAGCTTGCGGGCTCTGGCTTCCCATATGGGAGCATCCTGAATTGGAGGTTCCAATGGCGGTTTGGTTCCCGGAGGATATTTCGTCAGCCAGAATTTCACGCTCTCATGGCCTGCCTTGAGAGCTTGACAGATCGATCGCTGCGAGTGGCCAGCGGCTTTCAGTTCTTGGGCTTGGGGTAGCCAAGGGGGAGGCATACGGGGGCCACGGTCGATCATCGAATGGTCTCCCGCGCGAATGAGTCGATAGCTTCTGGCGTCATGACGGCTCGCGCGCCCAATTTCCCCTCGCCAATTGGCAATTCTCCACGCAATTGGCGCATCAACGTATCTGAAACCGCTAGCGGTTCTTTGGCAAGCTCCGGCGCCCGTTCAAGTGCCTCCAAAGCTTCTTGTCGCATTTCCTCGGCCTCGATATCATTCTTCGGTTTGCGCCAACGCGGACCAACTTGCTCGTCTGGCACCCCGTTATTAAATTCATCAACCATCGTTTGAACGCGCGGCGCCGTGAATTCTCGTGAAGCCGATACAGCATGTCCAAGAGCGGCTTCCTTCGTGGTCAAGTAGCCGTAACATGCCTCTTGACCGGCCCCGTTATAGCCGAAAGGAACCTTCAACGCTTGCCCGTTTTTATCGACGCGCATTACGTAAGGTAACTTTCCAGGACGATTTACGATACATTCCCAATCCGCTAATTCAGCAAGCGTGAAATCGCTCTTGTTCGCAGCTGGAAGCATCCGATTTCTAACGACTGGACGGCCAAGACGCTCCCACTCTTGCGCCTTTCGAGAAGCTATCTGGCGCGTTTCGCATTCAGCAAAAAGCTCCCCGGCAGAAGGAGGGAATGCCGACTTTTTCTTGCAAAAATAAACTGTTGAATCTTCAATGATCTTATCAGGGAATGAGCTTAAAACTCGAAGATAAGATGCTACCGAGATCGCCATTTCCGTTTCGTTCGCTAGGAACGAGGGAAAGCTGGCGAACATTTCCAGAATTAGCTGGCTCTTGGTTTCGTTGCTCATGGTTGCTCTCGTAAATTTTGGCTAAAAGACTTGCGGCTCCACGCTTTCCTGTCGATCGCTCAGGGCCAGCGCGAGCATTTCCGGTTAGACGCGCCCTATCAGTCCGCTCCCGCATCCGATTGCAAAATGTTTGATCCCAATCGAGTTTAAACGCCTTCGCCCCAGGCAACGGCAGCCAATATCCGCGAAAACCGTCCAAGCCCTCGCCAAGCACAAACGCCCGCGAATAGCCCATTTCCAAGCAAATCTCGATTGATCGCTCGCTTGGCGTCCAGTCGCTTGGCAGACGGGTTCCGCGAGACGATGATTTTTTTTTCTTCTCGCCCCCTTGGGGGCCTACCGAAGGTAGGGGGGATATTTCTAAACTAACTGGTTCTGAACGAAGTGAAGAACCATTCGAGCAAACGGGCGCGCTCGCGTGATTATCCTTATAGGGCTGATTTTCGACCGTATCTCCTTCGGAAATTCCGCTCTCTTTCCATGGAATTTCCTCGGAATTTCCATGGATTTTCCGTTTGCGTTCCCGGTCCTTTTTCTTGCGCTCCTCGTCGTCCGATTGCATGTCGGCAATGATCGACAGCACCTCTGAGAGTGCCCCGTCGGGAAGCTTCAAAGCGGCGAGGCGGCGAAGCGTTTCAGAATTTACCGACATGAACGCCTCCTCTCCATTCAGAAAGGAGGCGGTCCTTTTTAGAGCCGTTACAGGATTTGCAAGACGTTACTAAATTCGAGTATTCGTTTGACCCACCACGCGACCTTGGAATCACGTGATCAACCTCAAGGCGATCAGCGCAATTCCCCGCACCTATTTTTCCGCCTCCGCAGTAGACGCATTTGAATCCGTCTCTTTGGAAAATTCTCTCAAATAGGTCTAGAGTTCTTTCTTCACGGCGCGAGCGCGGCGTATAATGCTCGCGTGCGGCTTCCTTGCGTTGTCTCTCTATCTCAGAAACAACCGATAGAATTTGAGCGTCCGAAAATTCGAGCGCGCGCATTGCGGAGATTACGGCGTCGGCACTCATACGCCACATATCCCTTCACATTCTTGGAGGAAGCCAAATTCAATCTGTCCGCGCTCGGCTGGAGTAGAAAGATCAACCTGATCAAGTGGTTTTAGACTGCGGTGCATATATTGACGATTGCGCGTTCCGCGCGCTGTGCCGCCATGGCGTAACGCGCGATCAGTCTCAACTGCCGATGCCCATGATTCCGGGTCGTTGTCGCGCATGTCGCGCCACATCGCGTTCGAGTGATAGGGGCACCCGATGCAGGATGATTTTGGAGGACGCCGATATTGCCGTTCCATCATCCAAGTCAGGCAATCGCGACGGCTCATGTTCATTTCGAGAAGCGGCCATCGGTTGGTTTGCCATTTGTTGCGAGCGTCCTTTTGACGTTGGCGCTCATCCGTGGAAATTCCAATCCATACTTCACATGAGCCGGATGGAATCCGCGTGCGAGGCGCAAAGCCCAAGAGCGCGCGCTGCATTTTCTGTAAAGGGTCTATCTTGAATTCGCGCGTGCATTGCCGCCGGCCCATGCCGCCATTTTCGGTAAACCAAGGGACGGAAGCAAACCGTTGGCCCGTTTTGTTTTTATTTCTAAGAATATGGTCTAAGATATTTCCGCCGCTGATGCGCTTTACCGGAAACGGTAATTGCGTTTCGAGCCAATCGAGATGGCGATAAACAGCAGCCGGTTCCCATCCCGTATCCGCGAAGATCGCGCAATCCGGCATGGGGCCAATCTCTCCGCGCGCGGCCATTAGAGCCATCGTCGATGACTGAACGCCAGCTCCAAGAGAGATGACGCGGAGCCTGACCGTCTCGCCATTTGTATTTATGGCTTGCGCCGCAGCGCGTTTTACGCTATTTGTCGCGTCAGTCACTGACTTTTCCTTTCGTCGTTCCAAGTGGCTCAATGGCCGAGATGCTGTTACATCGTCGGTCGCCTATTAGGCTCTGGGCCTTGTCGAGGGGTCCAGAGCCGTTCTTTTGTTCTATCCATGTTCCGCGAAGCTATCAATATCGCGCTCATGCCGTCCTCCTCGCATTGAGAAACCCAACCGCGCCGATTCCAACCTCGTCAACCTCGCCTTCATCAAGCTCCGAGACCGCGCGCAAGATGGCTTTGGGATTGATGAATTCATAGAAGGCTACCAAATCCTCGTTGCGGATCGAGCCGAGATGATTGGGAAAGCGTCGCCGGTAGAAATCATTCAACAGCGCTGTATCGAGCCCCTCGCGCTCCAACTGGCGAAGGATCATGGTCGCGGAATGGGGAGGGCGCGTCATGCCGCCACCCCGCCAAGATCGGGAAACACGGGTTCCCCATCACGTTCCCATGCCGCGCCTATCGAATAAAGGCTGTGAGGCAATGATAGCGCGAAGAACGTCCATCCAGCGTCCTGATAGGATTGTGCGTCGCGCCAAAGGACATAACGAAGGATCATTTCGCCGCTCCGAAAAGCTGAAAGAGATTGTCGGATTGCTGTCTTTCAAGATCCGCGATGTTACGGACTGCCTGTTGATAATAAGACGGTTTCAATTCGAAGCCAATGCCTCGACGCCCCATTTTCACGGCGGAATAAACCTCGCTCCCAATGCCAAGAAACGGCGTCAGCACAACATCATTTGGATTGCTCCAAAGATCGATGCAACGCTCAATAACGTCAAGCTGAAGTGGCGAGATATGAACCTCATCTTTCTCGTCACGGGCGCTGCGATATTGCAGCGTGTTTCCTTGATCTATGTCCATCCATACCGGCGAGGCATAGCGTTGCCACACAAGCACGCTAACCCACATATCGAACGGCCACGGCGTCTTGCCTTGTGCTCGATGTTCCGCAGCCTGCCGATCATAGGCGGCACGCGAAATGTCGAGACCAGTCCCGCTGAATTGATCGAACATGCCGTCTATCGCCTCGTCATTTTCCCCCGGCTTGCGGAACGTCAGGATATAATCTGCTAAACCCTGGCCACTTAGTGAGCTATCTTTCGTAATTTGCTTATGTAATAGTCGAAGCGATTTAGTGCGTTGCTGTGCGACGACCGGATCTTTCCAAATACACACTTCGGAATGGAAATACCATCCAGCATCCTCATAGGCGCGCACAATCTCTCCCCGGAAATCTCTGATCCCGATGAACCCGTGGCGCGTTTTACTCGTTGGCAATTGCATACAATGAACGCTGTGAAGTCTTCCTGGCTTCGTAACCCTGAGTAACTCCTGAATTAAAAACGCATAATGGACGAAAAATGTATCTTCTCCGTTATTAGATAGATCACGATCATAAGCCGAAAACCGATAAAGCCCCGAAAAAGGAGGAGAATGCACTCCGAAGTGAACGCTATCGCCCGGAATACCCCGAATTAAATCACAAGCGTCTCCTTGGAAGATTGCATAGTTGTCAGTTACTACCTGATCCACGCACTTTATCGAACTTACGGTTTCAATCTTGCTCATTTGGTATCTCCCCCAAAAACTCTCGATTGACGTTCTTTCGACTATGAACCCAGTAATGACAAGGCTCACATAAAAGCGCCAAATTGCTAACGGCCGTTCGCAGTGGCCGATATTGAAACGAAACGATATGATGAATATCGAACGCTTCTTTCTTTCGATCTTTGATCCCACGATGATCTTTACCGCATCGCTCACATTTTGCATTAGCACGAGACCACACCACCTTCACTGCGGCGATCCATTCATCGCTTCTGGCGACGGCCTCTCGTTCAGGCGTTAGCCCACCTTTCCAACTATGATGGGCCGATCCACGGCGTCCTTTCATATAATGATTGCCATCCTTTGTTAGATAAGGAACGCGGCCATCACGAATGCGAGCTTCTCGTATTTTTTGCTTTGCTTGATCGGACAGAGGAAATCCACCAGGATGAACCCGGTCCCCTCTCGCCCATTGCTTCGCAAGTTCACTCCCCCTTGGTCGCGTTTTGATCCCGTAGTTACGCAACCATTCCCATACCCGTTTCGTGTCACGTCCCACCAATCGACCAATCTCTGCGCAGTCCATTTTTTCGACTTCGTATTTTTGGATCAACCAATCGCGAGTGACGCCATCAGGCTTTTGATTTTCTCGCTGCCAGTCGCCCTTGCACTTATTGTCACAGAACGCGAACAAGATCGGTTTACCCGTATTGTGGTTGACTGGACGACGCAAGATTGTCGCCCCGCATGTCGCGCATTTTCGTTCGATTTTCTTCATGCTGGGATACTATCATACGCCGCCATTTAATCAAGCGAAGTTCACGCTGCGTCCTCCAAAAACGAGGGAATAATCATCGGCTGTTGCGGATCATAATCGGGACGATCACGAACCATGCCGCGAATGAGTTGCGACGAAATCGCCGCAGTATGCAGAACCATCGACGCCGCCATGCGTTCCGCGTCCAATTCTTTGCGGCGAAGATTGGCGACGACCGCCCCTTCTGTTTCAGCGGCGATAAAATGGACGGTCACAGGCTTTGTTTGTCCAAAGCGCCAAAATCTCCTAATTGCCTGATAAACCTGTTCAAAACTGTCATTCAATCCCACAAATCCAGTATCGCAACAGAACTGGAGATTGAGACCAAACCCACAAACGCCAGCCTTGCTCACGAGCACTCGCGTCCGACCTTCGATGAAATCAAGAATCTTCCGTTCCTTCACATCATCACTATCAGACCCGCGCGTTTCAACGGCACCGGGTATAGCTTTCACTAGGGCGGCGCTCTCATCATTCAGATTGCACCACCACATGAACTGCCGATCAGTCGGAGTAATCGACGCCGCCAACTTGACCCGATCATCAACGGATGCCCGCCTCGCGCCGATACGTTCCGAAAGCGTCGTCGCCTGCATCGGAAACAATAGACCTGTATCCATGCATGGCGCATATTCGACGCCAGCGGTATGTTGAATTTGTTCAAGCGGGGGCAGATCGTATCCAGTGTTGTCATAACCAAGATCGGACGGCTTTCGGATCATAACTGCCCAAGACGCCATCCATTTCCAGAATTCGTTTTCAGCATGGCCCTTGAGACGCCATTTTTGTGTCTCGCCGCCATCATGGACGAAAAATGTCGCAAGCATATCGGTATAAGACATGACCCCGAGGAATTCGGCATGATTGCCCAGCTCCATGAAGTCATTAGGCGCTGGCGTCGCAGTCGCCGCGAGGCGAAACGGAATGGCTGAGCATTCTTCGATCAATCGCGAGCGATAATGACCATCCGTCGATTTTAGAATTGAGCTTTCATCGAGCACGACGCCGCCAAATTCGGAAAGATCGAAATGCTCTATTTTTTGGTAATTGGTGACGAACAGACCATTGCGAATATCGGCTTGCGTCTTTGCTAATTCAGCCGTCATACCAAATTTAGCCGCCTCGCGAATATGCTGCGCCGATACCGCCAATGGCGCAAACGCCAAAACGGGCTTGCCCGTGTGCGAAGCGACGCGATGGCCCCATACTAACTCCATGAGTGTCTTGCCCAGCCCAGTTCCAGCGAAAATAGCGGCGCGACCACGGCGAAGCGCCCATCGAATGATATCTTTTTGATGGTCACGCAATGGGATGAGAGATTCGCAGAGGTTGTCGCGATCGACATCAATCCCAGTATCGGGATCAATGATCCGTTTTTTCTCCAAGAATTCATGATACGATTTCATCTCTTCATCGCCTCCGCAGCCGACACACCACGACGAATTCGCGAATAGACAGTCCAATAATTCAGATCTAGATCTGAACACCATTTAGTGAGAGACTTCGTTTCCCCATCTATCTCGACAAAAAACGTCGTTCTCTTATTTTGCGCTTGCTGTTTGACGGTTGCCCATCTGCAATTATCCTTTGAATAGCCCTTGTCATTATCGATGCGATCAATCGACATATCGCGCGGCGGATCGCCCATGTCCGCGTAAAAGTTTTCAAAGTTGCGCCAATCATCACAAACGACGATTCCTCTCGCTCCATAATTGACAAATCCGCTATTGTTTTTGTTCGTGCACCTTTGGATCATATTGAGCCAAATTATATAAATACGAGATTGGCGTTTGCCATGTTTCGTTGGCTTCTTTTGCTGTTCTGCATGGAAACACCCGCACGATACAATTGCGCCAGAGCGTAAATGCGAACCAGATACAACTTTTTCTGTTCCGCAATCGCACTTGCATAGCCATCCGCCATTCACGGAAGTAATGATGGCAAGCCTTCCAAATCGGTCGCTGCCAAGCGGCTTTTTAGGCATCGGCATTTTGGAACTCCATAATTGGATCGACGATGCGCTTGCGGGCGAGGAATTCATGATAATTCATGCCGCAGCCCTTATAGCAGCTTTTAGGGCTTTGCGGTCGGACGGGGTTCCCGGCCCGTAGGCTATGCGAGCATGACATTTGCAGTAAGTCGCGCCTATCTCGCGTCCAGCGCCGCAAAAATGGAAGTCATCCGCCATCGGATCGCCGATTGGCCAGCGACAGGAATCGCCCCGCAATGCAAGAACAGCGGCGGCGGCACCCATCGGGGGCGCGAACAGTTCCTCAATCGGCGTTAGGGCGGCTTGTGGCGGCATGACGACCTCCGGCAATGGGGCGGGAGCGGATTTAGGTTTTGGTGGCTGTTTGGACTTCCTAGCGGCTCTATGCGCCGCCGCGCCGTTGGGAGCCTTTGACTTGATGCCCAGCCGAAAACGGCGCCCAATGATAGCGTTGCGGCTGCATCCAAATATCTCGGCTGATTCACGCGCGCTTAGCCCATCCTCGGCATGGCGACGGATTTCCGCGTCTTCGGTTTCTGTCCATTTGTGGTTCACGCTTGGGCCTCGCGCGTTTCAACGCCCAACACCGCGAAGGCGCGACGAACATCATCCTGCGACCTAGCGACAAAATAGCTGTGGCCAATCGCATTGCAGCGGCCAGAGAACGCGACTTGCTTTTCAGATGACCGCCCCTTGGGTGTCTTAACTTCGATCATCACCGCGCGGCCTCCGGGAAGTAATACAACGAGATCAGGAGCCCCCGCCATCAAGCCAGGAACCATATTGTAAGGGCGACCATTCAAAGAACGCTTCGACGCATTCGGAACGGCAAACACGATCGCGCGAGGAACAATCGCCGCGATGTAGGCGATCAACTCTTTCTGGATAGATTCCTCAAGACGCGCGCGAAGGGTCATATGTCACTCTCCAAAAGTCCCCGGCAGCGAAGCGTTGGAACGCCTGCAAGCCGCCGGGGTAGTTGAAACGGCGGGGAGGTTCGCCGTTATCCGCGCGTCAAGGACGAGCACGCGAATTCGAAACAATACGGGGATTATATCCATCGGCTCCCCGCAGGCCGATTGCTGAGACCGTGATGAAGGAGGCCCGATCATCATGGCTCGGATTCAAATTAGCAGGGATAATCGGTCATTCGCAGCGTTCCAATTCGAGAGGGAGATCGTGCTTTTCAGTTAAGAGCGCGTCGAGGCCGGCGAGGTTGAGGTAACGGAAATGATAAAGGCCATAGCCAAACTCCATGTTGTGCGTCGGGTGAATCGCGTTGACGACGCCATCGAGATAGCAGCCGAATTCGCCGCCATCCGGATGCTCCACGATATCGCGCACAACATAGATATCGCCCTTTCGCAGTGGCTTGAGATAGCCGGCGAGCCGCATCAGTCGCGGGTCCACGCACACCACTTCGGTTCCTGGCTTCGTGAAAGGTGATATACTCATGGCGTGTTCACTCCCGCTTGTTTGATAGGCGACGGCGACGGCGCGCTCGGGATTTCTTCACCGCGAAATGGCAGGAAATCGTTAGGCATCACCTGACCGCCCGTTTCCAACGCGATCTTTTCGAGCAACTCCATCCCTGGCTTGGAACCCCCCAAAAGCCTAGTTATGGTTGAAGCCGGCACGCCGAGCTGATCGGCAAACCGAGATGGCCGAATTGAGTTCTGCTTTAGGTAGTCGGTCAATTTCATGTTTCATATGTTGCGCCATCGCAAGGCTGTCGTCAAGAGCGCAAGCGAAATTATTTTTGCTATCTCGCAAACATTTCGCTTGCGCCCACGCAAATCATGGCCTATAACATCATTCATCGCCCCACACCGGGCAGCAGCGCCCACAGCGGGCGGATGGAGAAGCAAGTGACCAGCAACATTGACCATCTGACGATTAAGGAAGCGCGCGAACTCGCCGCGCTGTTCGGAAATATTGGGAAAGCGCCGGGCGTGTCCACTTCTCGCGTCGAAGGCGATGGCCGCGCCGTCATTGTCCGCGCCCGCGACGCTGGCGTGCATTACGGGAAGCTCATTGCCTACGAAGGCCGCACGGTTTGGTTGACCGACTCGCGCCGTCTTTGGTCGTGGACCGCGAATTCGGGCATCGCGCTTTCCGGTGTCGCCATGAGCGGTGTCAACAAATCCAAGTCCAAAATCGACGTGACCGTTCCGAGCATCATCATTCTCGACGCTTGCGAGATCATCGATTGCGCGCCGGCTGCCGTCGAAAGCATCGAGGCGGCATGATGGCGACAATCAAACTCTCCAATGAGGCAGGCTACGGCTACGGCTCCGGCGACGGCTCCGGCGACGGCTCCGGCGACGGCTCCGGCTCCGGCTCCGGCTACGGCTCCGGCGACGGCTCCGGCGACGGCTCCGGCGACGGCTCCGGCTCCGGCGACGGCTACGGCTCCGGCTACGGCTCCGGCGACGGCTCCGGCTCCGGCTACGGCTACGGCGACGGCTACGGCTACGGCTCCGGCTACGGCTAACAAAGTGCGGCGCGTGCGGATCGCGCCGCATCCCCCAACATCAACCGGGCAGCAGCGCCCCGCCGCATGGAGAATGAGAATGGCCGAGCAATCCGAGCTAACGGCGACGGAACTTAAAACCCCGTCATTTTACGTCAAGCATCATGGCGATCATTACGATTGCACAAGTTATATTGGCCCACTATTCGCAGAGAAAAACGTGGCATGGCCCATGTATAGCTATGAGCGCCCAGGCTCTATTCTTTGGAATGCCATCGCGGGCGAACTCAATAAGCGCGGATGGACCGACGACGAAATCAAAGCGTGGCTTGCGTCGAAAGAACCGCGTTGGGCGCTTGATGGTTCTCTTGGTGATGCCGTCCAAGCGCTTGGCGTTGAATTCGCCAAATCAATCGACGACGGCGCCAAAAGATACGCGACGATGAAGTGATCGCCGTCTAACCGCACAAGAGACAGGAGAGCGCCATGCACCTTTCGTATCTGGTTCCCTTCATCCCGCTAGGGGTGTTTCTCGTCTTCCTCGCGTGTGGCTTCGCGCTCGCGCAATACGACGGCGCTGAGAATGGTGAATAAAGATGCTGACGCCGGCCCGGCTTAGAGAACTTTTAAGTTATGATCCTGTTGTTGGAGAATGGCGGTGGCTAATCAGTCGAGGCAATGTGCGATGTGGATCAATAGCCGGGACTATTAACAAGAGTGGCTATCGCCACATCGGAATCGATGGCCATAGATATACATCAAATCGCCTAGCTATTTTATACATGACTGGTTCTTGGCCTGTTCACATGGTTGATCATAAGAATGGCATCACAGATGATGACAGATGGGACAATCTTAGGATGGCAACAAATGCGCAGAATCAATATAACAGCAAATTAAGATCAGATAACACAAGCGGATTTAGGGGAGTTAGCTTTGATAAAAATCATAACAGATGGCGAGTGACGATAAGAGTAGACGGAAAAGAGCGTTATATTGGTCGTTTCGCGACACGCGAAGAAGGCGCCATGGCTTACGGCAAGGAATCGGAACGTCTACACGGCGAATTTGCGAGGAAAACATGAGCACAAAGACATTTACTCCATTCTGCCTATGTCTGGTTGATTACGGCAAGCCCGGAACGGCATGGGAAGAAGCCAATGATGGCGCGACATTCGAAAGCGCCGTCAAGCGCATGATCGAAGGCAACCTAGACGGATGCCAGCGCGCCTTGATGATTTACCCCGATCGCGCTCCAGAAGACGTAACGCAAGCGCTCGCGGACGCGGTGATCGAGGAGGAGCGTCTAACCGACGATACGCTAGACTTCTGCGAAAATTTTGGCTCGGCGAGCACTCAAGCAATTGCGACGCGCGAGATTAGGCACCGCCGCGACCATGACCGCCACGCAGCATAGGAGCGCGAAATGACGAAGGAACAGATATCTGAATATTTTGAATATCTGGATAAACTTCGCGAGCCCGGTGAAACCAATATGTTCGGCGCTCGCCCATATCTCGCTCGGGAGTTCGGGCTTGAACTGAATGCTGCTGGAAAAATTCTGTCTGCTTGGATGGCGACAGATTTGAAACTTCCGGCTTCTTCCCGCGCCGAGGAATGCGGGTTGTTGGGAGAGGCAACGCCATGATGCTCAACCCCAATATCTTCGATGGCATTGAGCCCAACGGAACCGCCAGCGGCGTCGTGCGAGCGATGGTCGATCTAATCCCGCCCGACACGCCGCCGATCGACGGTCAAGTCGCGCGCGTCTTGCTCGCCAAACGTTTTTCTTCGTGGATGATCGCGGAGTATTTGGACGAAGTTATCGAGCAACTTGAGCGGAGGGCGGCGGAATGAAGATACTGGAGAAGATGGTCAAGCGGGCCTATGAAGCATGGAGTGATTATCCTTTAAAGGCAACTGAGTTTGAAGCAATGCGCTCCGCGCTCGAAGCCGCTGGAGTCGCGGAACTGATCGAAGCACTAAACGCCAACAAGACAATCCTTGAATGGTTTGCCGACGAGCGTAACTGGCGCTCAGAGCAACTTTCCGAAGGGTTTGTATTCAGCGCCGAATGGAAGATCGGATTCGACCCGATGGAACTTGCTCGTCAAGCGAAAACGAAGTCAGATGCCGCGCTCGCGAAAGTTCTCGGCTCTCCCACAGACGACGCCCGGACCGCGCACCGCGCCGCCGTCGAGGCGGGATACGCCGATCTGGCGGGGTATATCGAGAAACATCGGAAGGACTGGGAATGAGCCTGCTTTCCGATCTTATCGACGATGCGAAACGACATCGCAAACACGCCCATAAGCTCATGAAGCAAGGACGCATCAAATGGGCGAAGGAAGAGCTTCGCTCGGGAATGCACTGCATAGCCTTGGCCAAAGAATTATTGAAGAGGGCAAACAAATGAACGCGCCACTTTCAACCGCAGTCGCCACCCATAATGCGCTCCGCGAAAAGCTGAAAGCCGAGTTCGGATTAGAAGACGACGACGAAGCGCTCATTGATACGCTGGACGGAATTTCCGACTTGAAGGAGCTAATCGCAGTCGCCGCGAGACAAGCGCGCTACGAGGCTGCGCAAGCCGAAGCGTGCAAGGCGATTATCGCCGCAGTGCAAGCTCGTATGGCGCGACGGGCGGAAAAAGCTGAACGCCTTCGCGATGCGATTGCGCACGCAATGGAAGATGCTGGAGAACGCAAGATTGATGCACCCGATTGCACCATTAGCGTTCGCGCCGGCAAACCGAAGTTGGTTATTGAAAGGCCATGCGGAGGAGCGTCTCCAGGGCGGTTCGTCAATGTCAAGCGCGTCTATTCTTGGAACGTAACAGCGATCTCAGAAGCTATCGCGCTATTTGATCAAGAGGCGATGGACCTTGCTCATTGGTCGAATCCAGAACCGATTTTGACATTGAGGTCACGCTAATGGTTGATAGCAATTATATACGCTCTGTCCTTCATTATGAAGAAAACACCGGCGTATTTACATGGCTAATAAAAACCAATTCTCATGGGGGTGGGCGTTATATAGGAGATGAAGCGGGATGCTTAGCGCCTAATGGTTATATTCTGATCGGTATTAGCGGAAAGATATATAGAGCACATCGTTTGGCGTGGCTATGGATGACAGGTGAATGGCCATCTAGCCAGATAGATCATATTAATATGATTAAGTCTGACAACAGATGGAGCAATCTTCGGATAGCCACTAATGGCCAAAACGTTTCAAATAGGAGAACACGTAAAGATAGCCGATCAGGCGTCAAGGGTGTAGTTTGGCATAACCAGGCGAAGAAATGGGCTGCACGTATCACGAAAGATGGGAAATACAGACATCTTGGTTTGTTTGATACTATAGATGATGCCGCAATAGCTTATTCATCAGCAGCGGATTCCCTGCACGGCGAATACGCAAGGAGCAAGTGAGATGGTGGACAATCTCGAACTGTGGCGCGACCTTGAGCGGACAGACCCCTCCCAGGTCAATCCAATCACTGGCAAGCCTTATAAGGGAACCTCGCCGAAGCCTTACTATCTCGTTCAAAAGGCAACGGAGAAATTCGGGCCGATTGGCATAGGCTGGGGCTTCGAGATCGTCCGCGAGCGCGTCGAGGATGGCGCGGCGGGAGATAAGGTTCATATCGCCCATATCCGCGTCTGGTATAAATGGAACGGCGAACGCGGCGTTGTCGAACATATCGGCCAGACGATGTTCGCCGGCAAGAACAAGAACGGCCCATTCACTGACGAAGACGCCCCGAAGAAATCAGTCACCGACGCGCTTGTGAAGGCGCTTTCGATGATCGGCTTCGCTGGCGATATTTTCATGGGTCGTTACGACGATTCTAAATATGTCAATGAATTGAAGGAAGAGGCCCGTGAGCATGAACGCGAGACGAAGCGCGCCGACGACCCCGCCATTGCCTATGTCTGCAAGGCCAAGAGCGACATCCAGAACTACGCGACGCCCGGAGAATTGAAGGCGTGGTGGGAACATGAAACCAAAGAGCGCGAACGTCAAGGCGTCATCAAGGGAACAAAGGCTTATGATGAACTTTGGGATTTGTTTTGCGCCACTGGCAAGAAACTGGCGAGCAGGAAAGAGGCGGCGTAATGGCTTGGGAAACGAAAGACAACACGGGCAGTCTTTTTAAGAATGACAAAAAGGAAAAGCCGTCGCAGCCTAACGCGCGCGGTCGCGCTAAGATCGGCGGAGTTGAGTACTTCCTGGATGCTTGGACAAAAGAAGATAAAAACGGGAACAAATATCAATCTTTGAGCTTTAAGCCGATAGAGACAAAGCGCCAGCAAGACGATGGAGATCCATTTTGAGCAAGCCCGCAGCGATCCAAGCCGTCTTTGTTGATTGCAAGACAATCAAGACTAGGAGCGTAATGCAACTAGTCCTGGAAGTTCCAATTGAGAAGGCGGATGAGACGCTTTCAACCCTTGGCGGGTTCCCTCAGCCAAAGGGAGAGCGTTGGGTGGCAGTCGCGGTTCTCGATCTCTCCCATAAACCGCAAGAGCCCGGTCCTGACACTCGCGGCCTAATGAATGTCGGCCTAGAGCACCATGAGGAAGCGCAAAAGCCAAAGCGGAAAATGGCGGAGCTGCCGCTTATTACTCAGTCCGTTTTGTTATCCGAGCGCGAAGCATTCTGGACGTTCCTGAAAACCACTAAAAGCAACTGCTGGCTCTTCAATCAAAATGACAAGGATGGCATTGGAAGGACCAATATCGAGACTGCAAAAATGTGTCTCTATGATCTTTGTAAAATGAATTCTCGATCTAAACTAGGCGTCGATCCGATCGCTTCGACTAAGTTTATAGAGATCAGAAATGAGTTTCAAGATTGGATTTCGGAGCCGTTATGACTGGGCGCAAAACGAAAGAATGGATCGGCAAGCACCCCGACAGCAAAGTTCCGCCTCGGGTGCGGCTTAGAATTTGGGAGCGCGAGCATGGAATATGTCATCTGTCCGGGCGAAAAATACTCAGTGGAGAGCCATGGGACCTTGACCACAAAATTGCTCTGGCCAATGGCGGGGCTCACCGTGAGTCAAATCTATTCCCGGCCCTCAGAGACAAGCACAAAGAAAAAACCCGCGCCGACGTGGCGGAAAAGTCGAAAGTCGCGACGGTAGCGAAAAAACACATCGGCGCTTCTCGCCCCGCTGGCAAACTGCAATCCGCTCCTTTTCCCCCGTCACCCAAACCTAAGCGCGAACCTAAGCCCTCGCTGCCACCACGGGCACTCTATGAGGAAGAAAGATGAAAACACTCGACGCATATTTGAGGATGATTCCAGAGACGCTAACGCGAGATGCGGTCATCGCGCTGATTACCGAAATTGTGAACGAAGCCGAAGCGACGATCAAAGAAGAATACGACAACGGTTATCAGGACGGATACGACGAAGGAGTGAACGAATGAAATGCATGATCGCTGTTTTAGCAATGGTCGCTCTCGCCGGATGCGCGGAGCAAGAGCCCCCTCCACAATGGTGCTCTAATATCTGCGAAAAGAGTGGCGGCGTTAGTTTCTATGAAAAATCGAAAACGGTTCTTTCGACGTTCTGCAATGACGGAACCTCATTTGGTATGGACATTCCTGAAAAATGTGATGCTCACGGCGGCGTCAAACATCATGGAGCGCAGGAGTTATTTGGTTGGTGTTGGTGTAAAGATGGAGCAATCACAAATTCGTTGGGTCACGAAGAATGACCCGCCACTCCCGCGCGCATGAGGAACGGAAGAGATGAAAATTTCAGAACAGATGGTTATGGCGGCCAAAGAAGTGATTGATCGAGCATTGATCGAGTTCAATCTATCAAATCCGATAACGATAATGCCTGACCTAGCCCGCGCCGCCATCGAAGCTGCTATCGCCGCGCGTCCGAAGCTGTCCCGATCCGAAGCCGCCAAGGCCCGTTGGGCCGGGAAATCCGCGCAAGAGCGACGGCAACACATGAAGCCCGCGTTGAAGAAACTATACCCGGAGGTGCATTCATGAAAACAGCTAGCGAAATCGCTGAATTGCTTAAGCAAGCGTGCCAAAATCACCCAGAGGGACAAAAGGGCTGGGCGGCCGATCACCATTTCTCGGCTGCTTTCGTGGGAGATGTTTGCCGGCGCAAACGAGACGCCAGCCAAAAGTTGGCGCTAGCTCTTGGCTTTCAACGATCCATGATCTTCGAGCCAATAAAGCAAAAGGCGTCTTGACAATGCGCGCTGACTTGTCTATTCAGGAAAGACGGAGGGGAGACGCGGGAAACGTCTCAACCCTCCAAGTCATACCGCCTCGGAAAGGCAAACGGCATGAACAAGGCATTATGTGCCACATTTCCGCGCGTAGCGCAAGCCCCAACATTCGCTGTCGTCAAATAACCGCTCTCGCGTATCGAGTGCGTGTTTGCGTTCCCATGCTGGTCGGAAAGACTGAACGGCAGCGGCGTGGGCTCAAGGCGACTGTGGGATGCTGGACGACGCCAAGGGTGGTGCGAAAGCTCGGAGCCCTGATCCATCCGGCGGACGTGATTTCCGCACGAAAATGTAGCGAGCAATCATTTGCCCGGTCACGCGGAGCGAATGGGCCAAAGCGACGGGCGGCTCCATTGAGCATGTCAGGATCGTGCGAGGCATGGCGACAATCCGGCTCATGGGCGGGATTAAGTCGAGCTATGCCTTCGCTCAGGTGCTCACCATTGAGCATATAGGGGATTGAACAATGACCAGAGACGAACTTGCGGCGATGCTAAACGGTCGCGAATACGGTTCCGAGATGACGAGAGACGAAGAGCGGACGGCAAAGCAAAGCCGACTGCTGGTCGCTTATGGAGCGAGCGATGACAACCTTGAGTTGCGCGGCGTCATGAATGATGAATTTGGCGCATATGAGGGATGCGAGTGCTATTTGGTTCGCGTAAGCGACAGGTGGGAACGGTTATCGAGCGGAACGTCGCCAGTCCTAATCGAGGCTATTTGGGTTCCAAAGGATGACGCATCCCTGTCATGGCTTATCACTTCGCCAATCCCGCATTCGACATTCGACATTTTGGAAGACGGCGAGCCTTTTTGCCGTGGTATCGTGATCGACCAAGGTGACATGATCGCGCTGATTAACGGCGGATGGTCGGTTAGCGAGGATGAATTGAACGCCGCCCGCGACGTAGCCGATGGCGTTGAAGACGATATGATTTTGTCGATCCTCACCGCCGCCGCGAAGGTCCGCGCCTAACCCCCGCCTTCCGACATGGATAGGGAAAGAGAATGACAGACGCGCCGAAAAAGCTCTCCGACGACGACATCGCCAGGATCATCGGCAACCGCGCCATAGCGCATCTGCGGGAGATGTATAAGCCGGTCTATGCGGCGACCTATCCGAGTTGCCGCCTTTCGCTCCGCAACCACATCCGCAATGACATTGTGACGCTTCTGAAGGCCATGCGAGGCGCGGAGCGGACACAGGAATATGTTATTTCTTGGGCTGGGGCCGATGAGCCTGACGAGATTATTCCCGCTAATATTGGAGATGAACCATGACTGACGAACGTGAAATGAGCGAAGACAACCCGTTGAGCATTCTGCCGAAGGGTGCGTTGGATATAAAAGTCGAGTCGTTGTCCCGCATGGACGCCTTGCGAATGTCCGCGCTCGCCATGGCGGTGAAGCATCATGGGGAACTCGTCATAAAAGATGCCGCGATGTATCAGGCGAAGAAACTTGAGGGGGCAAATTTCCAGCTCCTAACAGATTCATCAATCCTGCAAACCGCCATCAATTTCGAGCGTTATCTTCGAGGGGATTATGCCGAAATGGCGGACCTGATTGTAGATGGCGATTTCAATGCTTGGCTGAAAGAGCAGGTAGATGCCGCAGCCAAACAATTTGCGAAGGAGGCCACCCCATGACCGACCATTCACCCCCGCGCCCCGCGCCTTTGGCGGTTGGGGATACGGTTTATATCGAGCGGCATCATTATGGCCGGCAAAGATCAACCAATGATGATCTCGAAGAGAAAAAGATTACGAAGATCGGAAGACAGTGGATCACGCTTGAAGGATATTCCGCTTGGCGATTCAAGAAAGGCGAGCGTAAGATCGATGGCGGCGGCTATTCTTGTCCAGGAACCGTCTGGTTCTCTAAAGAAGAATTCCAAGAAGCAAAAGAGACCAAGCGCCTATGGAAGCTTCTTCGAGATTACCTGGACAGAATGCCGGATGGAATCACCCGCGCGCAAATCGCCGCCGCGCTCGCCGCTCTTAGCGTCAAAACGGAATAGGAGATTGAAAATGGACAACACCAAAGACGACGGTCGCAAAATTTCACCTGGACTGCAAGATGCCATCGACCAGACGAAGGACGCCATAGCCAAATGTTTTGAAAATACGAGGAAGGTTGAAGCAAGCCATGCGCAATCCACGATCGGGCTCGCCGATGACGCGCGAAAGATCGCGGAGGCGATGCGGCCGTTCATTGCACTTATCGAGGCGAAAGAAAATCAAGTTAACGCCTGCACGACTTACAATGTCGAACTAAAAAATCAACGAGATCATGGCATATTCCCGCCAAAAGTCGATGAGGAATGGCGGTCAAAGGAAGATTCAGAAACCGCTATGTGGGATGCATTTAACGCTGCCATTGCGTCTGCCAAGGATGCCCGCATCGCCCTCTCCCTCGCCGAATCCCTGCCGCAGAAGATCGAAGATTTGATCGCCGCCAACCGAGACGCGGTTCAATGGCATGAAAACGCCAAGGCTGATCTTGATGATGCGCGGGAGAAAACTAATCCACCCGCCTCCGCCGATCCCTCACGAACCGATGAACGCTGAAGACAATCTGAATGACGATCCACAGGCAACTTAATGTCTGTAGGATCGTCGGGAGGTTCGTCACATAGTCATTCAAAAGCGCATGCCAAAACGGCGCGATCAATCCGAGTGTTGCTATGACCGCACCTATTTTGTCCATTGTCGTATCTAGAAAGCATTGGCCGAACGCAGCCAGACTATTGTGGCATTGCTCATTAGGCATTCCCGCGCTCCCGCCCTGTATTGGATTAAGCCTTGGGGACTTCGGCGTTTTTGGCGTGCCAAATGTTCATCGCTCCAAGATCAAGCAGCTTGCGCGGGAGTGACCAAATCGAGCCAGCGGACGGATGCGGCAACGCGGCGGCCAACGCGGCGCAGGACGCGATGAACGATAGAACAGGTTGCAAAGCGTTCCAGGCGCCGACAAGATCGGTATAGGCGGTTTGGAGGCCGGTCAGAGCGGATTGCGCCTGGGAGATGCTCGGGATCGCGGCGGGGACGGCATCAGCGACGAAGGTTATCATGTGCGGGTTTCCTTTGGGTGAACAGTGGCGGCAGGATGCGCGCTCAGCATAAGCAACAAATCCCGAGGAGTGATTTCATGTGCGGGCTCAGATAGCGGGACGGGGAACGTGCAAGACTGGCGAAGAGCGAGTGTTTGAAGCATGCTGCATATAAACCCGCCGCGCTGGCGCCAGTTCAAGTGCAACGCGATTCCCATGATTACGTCCATGTCATAAGGACGGCCCAGCCTGCTTTCGAGATATGCAGTCCATAGTTCGAGCGCATGCGCCGACATCGCGATATCAACGAAGATTTGCGAGGTCGATGTTTTATCGTAGTCGATCGGCTTGCGGACGACGCCTTCGCCAATCAGCGCGGCGATGATTGAGCCGTTTCCCATGACGGCTTCGACATGAGAAACGTAGCCCATCTCTCGCCAGTCAATGAGCTTTGAGAGCCAGTTGCCTTTTGTCTGGACAAACCTCAATCTCGCGCATCCAGGCGGCGGAACGGTCACGACTAAAGGTAAGCTCATAGCACTTCCCTTTTGCGAGATGCCGCGCCGCTATGGCGTCGGCTTCTGGAACTACGATTTGCGCGACGCTGAAGATTATCCCTAATATAGCTGCCGGTATCATGCCGTCCTCGCAAATTTGCCGTGTAACTTGTCGCGCCATTCAGATGCGACAAATGCTGCTAATTCCAAATCTTCCGATTTAAAAGGATGTTTTCTCTTTCCATCAAAGGAAAAAGATACAATCCATTCATTATAGGTTGGATGCCACGACACATTTTTGTGACCTGATTTATTATCTCTCCTCAACGTCGTGTTAAATTGATTGCCACCATTATCAGCCTGCCGCAAATTTAGCCACGCATTGTTGCTTTTAATCATATCCCAGTGGTCTACTTGATCTACCGGCCACGCTCCTGTTACATACAAAACCGCCAAGCGATGTGCCATATACATGGCACCATCGACGCATATCCTAATATATCCCTTCTTTGTAATTGAGCCAGCCGGATCGCCTACTTTTATCCAACCGACTGGAGAAACTCGCCACGTAAATATTCCAGTTTTTAGATCATAATAAAGGACTTCTCTAAGGCGTTCCGCTGTTATATCGTTCCGATAGCGCATAGCTTGCCTCCGCAGGCTGTGTGTTAGAAGCCGGCGTGCTGCTATCAACAGCCGCCGACTTCTCTACTATACACTATTTGTTTTCGTTTTCTACTGTGAATGTTCTATTTAGCCGGCAATAATCGTCCATCCCTGCGCCAGATAGAGCGGAGCGACAGTCGGATTGGCTTGATACCAAGACACGGTGATCGTCTTAGCGACCGGATTAATGCCGGTAGAGGTAGCTGCGACAGCAGCGGGAGTTGGCGTGGTGCCGGCGACAGCGCCGCCCGTCACCGGATGGAACAGGTTGGTAATGCCAAGCGGGTCGAGCGCCTTGACAACATCTGGGTGTGTGAATGAAGCGAGCAATGCGCTACTAGCGGCGCCAAGCGCGACATTCTGAACAACCTGACCGACGACAGCCGAGGCGGTCGTGGACGAATTTGCGCCGATCAGTGAGCCCACTGTGCTGAGGGCCGTTCCAACGATATCAACCATTTTAGATTCTCCAGTTGGGTGCCGGACAGGGGAGAGTGCGACGGCCCATCCGGCGTCTCCGTCGCTTCGTCGCCGGACGCTTGGCGACCGGCGATTCCTATTGGATGCAGGGCCAATGACCCGGTTCGCATCCATTATGCGAGCCGCCGCACGCGGCCAGCGTGAGACAAACGGCAAAAAGAAAAGCACGGATCATTTGCGTATTTCCCCAAGGCACGTTGCGTCTATATGTTCCTTGAGTGCGTCTTTGATCGCCATACAAGCTTCCTCGCTCTGCATTTCGATGCGATGTTGCTCTGGCATGGGACAACCGTTCGGAATGATGCCACAATCGATGCCGCCGGATAGTGGGAAAGACAAGATCAAAAACCAATGCATCATTTCACCCCTTCCAAATCTTCGTGCCAACATTTCGCCCCAATCGCGGTCCGGCGTTCCTCCGCATGGCGCGGATCATTCGGATCGCCACCAAGCATTCTCGCGATCTTGGCGTATTCCGCGATGGCGATTTGCTCGCAGGGACGGAGACTGGTTGTTTGCGCCCGCGCTTCTCGTTCCATGACGAAGAACGCGAAGACGGCGAGACCGATAGTAGCGAAGATAATTGAACGCATGTTTTTAAGCCCCCCAGTAGACAATTGGATCGTCGTCTGTCTCGTATAGCTCCCACAGATTTGCGTAGAGTATGGATTCGAATTCAGCTCCAAGCGACTCTTGCGATGCGGCAAGACCAGCGTAGAATTCTTGGATCGCGTCCATGTTAGGCCACCGCGTCGTGAGCGCGGAACGCGGCGAGCGCCATCTCCGCCCATTTGAACCGATCATCATAGGCTGGCACTCCAGCGCGCTCATAACTGCGTTCGAACGAAACCGTCGCGTCGTAAAGCGTCGGCGCTTTCATCACGGCGGCGACGACGTAGCGATAATCGCCTTGCAATTCATGCTTGAGATAGCCATAGCCGCCAGCATCTGATTTCCAATCCAGATGATTGGCTGCGCACCAATCCAGAAATTCCCTGGCTCGCGGTCCGGTCCATTGGAAGGGGCCATACCCGCCACGCCCTGGAGCGGCGCCAATTTCTCGCATGGCCGTGAACCCAAGGCACTCCCGGCCAGCGTTGCCAACGATTCCGGCTGCTTGATAGTCATGCAGATGAAAGTCGTGCATGAGCTGGCGAACCCACCACGGCGCCTTGGCTTTGAATGTGTCACTAGCGGTCATCGCCTGATCCTTTCGTTAAATCAAAACCCACAGCACGACACCGCAAAGGAGTGCTGCCCCAATCAGTCGAACTGCGAGAATTACGAGCGGAAGCAGCAAATCGGGGATCATTTCCGCCTCTTGCCGTAAGAGTTGTTTTCCGTATCGGAATCGCAATACTCTCGAACAATTTGGAGGAAATCGGCGCGGCGCATCGGCATTCCAAGCATTGTGGCATGAATGCACGCGAACCAAACATTGATATCCATTCGCCATCATTTGACCGCGAACACTCGCCATCGACAGAGCGTTGCGTGGTCTGTCGGGAGCGACATGGGAGCATCAATATCCGAGCGCGCCCGAAAGCGCTGGCCAGAACTCGATACCAATCCTGATAGCAAACGACGAAGCGAGAAACGCTATTCCCGCGCCGAGGATAATTCTGAGCTTGGCGAGATCGTCTGGCGAGATCATGCGGATTTGATCCATTCCGCGATACCACCCGTCCCGGCGCCAAGCAGCGTGACGGCAATCAGATTGAGCCATATGAGATCGAAGTGATCAAATATTATCATTTTACCCTCCAGATATCGGTTCATATCCTCGCGTGACTAACATAACTACACCCATGCCCAATTCTTCCTAGTCTTAATATAACTTATCGTTGATGTATTGACATTGAATAATTTCGCAACCTTGCCAATAGATGGATGATTTGTCATTCCAAATAACCCAAGTATTACAGCTATATCATGGTTTCGTAATTTCGCAGTTGCGCTATTTTGGCCGCGTGCAATTCTTCCATGTAGAATTGCATCTTCTGCATTTTGTTTTTTCGTTCCCCAAATAAGGTGTTTCGGTGATACACACCCAAGATGCCCGTTACCGCAAGTATGTCGAGACACTAATGATGAATCGTCTGGCTTCCCATTTACTACTTCACAAATATAGCGAGACACTAATTTTGTTTCAGATTTTTTACGTTTTCCCCATCCCGCATAACCGTAACTATTCCTATAAAACGGCCATATTAAGCAATCATCCAAATCATACGATAAAGCTTTTTCAACGAACTTTTCTGGGTCGCCCGGCGTGGTTCCACCGCCTAGCGGATCACCATGTCTCTTCCATATCGCATAGTGATTTACGCACCATCCACGCGCCTCGTGTTTCCTATCACAGCCATCGATAGAGCATACTCTCACATGCTTGCTCATTTCCCGTCTTCCTTTTTCAGAGCTGCGAGGATCGCGTCGAGGCGAGGGATAATGAATGCTGTCGCGATATAAATTCCCACAATGACAATGAGAGCCGCGCATATTGGAGGATTGTCTTTCTCAGAATATGCCAACATCCCGACGCCACTTGCAGATACTGTGAAAGTTAGGTCGGCTTCGCTCATCATCCCCTCCATGCTCGTGCCGATTGGCGACATTGACAATCTAGCACTGCCGCGCTACAATAGCAATATCGTTTTTGGGGAGGGGTATGGCCAACAAGCTAAAATGGCCGCATGCGATCTTAGCTCGGTTCACGACCGAGACGTTCGCGCGCATGGCGGCATTGTGTGAATTATCCAAAGAAAGCAAAGCTGCGTTCATCCGCGTCGCCGTGGATCGTGAGATCGCCCGCCGCGAGCGCGCGAAAACAAAGGAGAAGGAAAAATGATCAGTCAAATCATAGGAGTTGCCATATTGATATTCATGACCGCATTATCAAGATATCTATGGCCTGATAATCGTGATAGCGATAGATTATTCGTGGCAATAAGAGATACGACTATTGTATGGTTTTTCGTGGGTGGTGTTGGACTTGGAACGGGACTGCTTATTGGAGCCATCAAATTCTAACCCCTCCATCTCTCCCAAACAAACCTCACCGCAAGAATGAACACTGAAAGAGCGAGCGCCAATCGGAATCTCCAAGGCGCTCGCATGTTCAAACCCTCAAACACAGGAGACAAGCATGAACAAGGGACTATTGCTCGCCATCGTCGTTTTGGCCTCATTCGGATCGGGAATTGGAATTGGCATGACCATTTCCAAGAAACACGGTTACGTCGCGTGCAATGACGATGGAACGATCACGGTCAACAACATTTGGTGGGAGCGCACCATTGTAAACGCGCGTGATGCGCGTAACAAAAGCGCCGACGATGTTATCCTTGAAAACGCCCGACGCTTTCATGCTGTGATATGCGGAAATGATGCCTGACTGTCACGATAGCGATCATAGAGAGAACGAACGCCACCCGAAACGTGAGCGGCGCTCGTCTCGTTGGATTATAGCTTATTTCGCTGGTTCGGTCCGAACGCCAGGCGCTCCGCCGGCAACAGGAGCCGTCGATTTAGCCTCTGGCGTTTCTTTCACCGCTTCCTTGGCCTTGAAATCAGCGATTTGCGCCTTTGCCTTGGCCAATTCATCATTTGCCTTGGCGAGCTGAGATTGGGCGCCAGCAGCCTGATCGAGCGCGCTATTGCGCTGCGTCTGGAGCGCGCCGATGATTCTATTAGCATCTTCGCTAATGGAAGCGACCGAAGGCGCTTCCTGCGCCGTAGCCGCGCCGGCAAGCGCAATGAACGTGGCGAGAGCATATGCGATCTGTTTCATCATTTTTCCTTCAGGAATGGTGGCCCGGTCAGTCCTGATCCACTCGCCGCCTGACCGAGCCGTTTCCATGCGGCGAGAATTCCTTACGCTATCGTCAGCGCATTTGACGGCAATGCCTGTCCACTGAGCGCCGCGATAGTCGTCGCATAAACGTAATTTCTAATCGCTACCGCAAGTTCGGTGATTTGCGCGGCGGTGAACATATGGGGCGCCGCGGTCGCGTCGAGATAGGCAAATGTAGAACTCCCGCTAGGAAGCCCCTGGCTATCGGCAATGCCCGTGACGATTGTCGTAAGATTGGCTTGATCCTGTGATGCACAACCGTATGTCCCGTTCAGAGCCGGGGCTGATGTGCATGTGATCACGACGCCAACAGCTAGGGTCTGTTGCAATAGCACTGTCTCCGCCGCGATCAGTTGTGACGCCGACATGTTCGTCACCGCCCATCCGAGCGTCCAGACGCCGCCAATCAACGTCGGCGCGGCATTTGGCGTGCAAAGCTGCGTTGCTGTATTGTAAGCCGGTTGCGCGGCGACTGCAACTGGTGCGAGGGTATTTCCAGTCGCCTTGGCATGATCTGTCAACGGATAGATCGTCGCGAGGTTCACGCTCGACGAATAGTTCGTAAAAGGGTTTTCGACCTGAAGCTGCGGCAATCCAAACGGATATTGGATAAGTGTCGTGCCATTGACTTCCGCGTAGATGGTCATTTGATGATCCTTATGTTGCGACAACTCAGTCGTCTGAAATAGCGTGTAAATACGAGGTATCTTCCTGCACGATCTGCGACATTAAGTTCGGTCGTCATTGGAAACACATTGATTAACATGATACTGAAGTTCCCCAGAATGAAAATTGGTTGTGACAAACATTCGTTATCTGCGTTGAATTAAATCCAGATGGCCAGATACCTAATTCGAACTCATAGATGTCGGAATATAAGGATGATCCAGCCCCTAGAGTTAGACCGGCATTCCACGACGTTGTAGCCGCGATTCCGGTTACCGTGCTGACATTATTGATAACCAAAGCCGACGATGTTCCGTTCCATGTGCCTATTACCGATTCCAATACTCCAGCGGTAACTGTCGAGGCGTTAATAGGGGTCGAAAAAAGATACTGGGTAACACCCGTCGAGGAATTCCATCGTATTATGCCGCCGCCACTAGAACCAGTCGGCCCTGTCGAGGATTCAAAGATGCGGTTATTTATTGTCGCCGTTATCGATTCTTGCGCCACGGCCGCAGCCGTAATCGGCTGCGCTATCGACGGGAACGTCGCGAAGGACAAGCTTGTGGACTGTGCGGAAATAAACACCACGCATGGCAGAGAATTGCCACACGACGGAAGAAGCTCCGGCTGGTTACCGGCGGTGGCCTGCGAGACGGTGTTGCCGCTGCCCGTCTGATCATACCACGACGTAACGTAAAGCCCGTAAGTCAGCGTCGTCGATGCCGCTGTGACAGTCTGCGCGGTGTTCATCGTGATTGTGCCGGAACCAGCCGCGACCGAAACCGCCGTGGCATAGACCGGCTGTGTAAAGCCCGTTCCCGTGATGGTTGATCCGACATGCGGCGTCGATGAACATCCGGTAACGGTTAGCGTCGTGCTCGCGGACGCCGTTCCCGTGCATGTCGCGTCGGTCGTGGCGAAACTGGCGAGCGATAGCCCGGTTCCAGCGGAGCAGCTCGAGGCCGACACCCCGAGCGCGCCGGATGTCGCCACGTTGAAGTCGCATGTGGTGTTGTCTGACGCACGGCGGAGGCTAACGGCCTTGCTGGTCGCCGTCGCGTAAGCCGCGTTATATGCCCGGAGTCCGTACCAAGCTGTTGCGCCAGAAACCACGTCGCCAGGACCTTTGTATGACGACGATGCTACCTTATTTTTCATAAACCCGTAGGAGTAGGCGTTATAGCCATCGCGGGTGATGATTGAAGCTGACTGCGCCGGAATACAGATCATCGCGGCGAAACAAATGAGGGAGAGAAGCTTTTTCATGGGCGGTCCTTAGATCGACGGCGATAAATGCGCTGGCGAAGCGTATATGCGCTTTTCCAAGATTTTATATTTATTCGTAGCTATTGATGTCAAAATTGAGTTTGCGTCGCCAAAACAATATACGTTGCACTCCCCGTTTTTGTAATGCTGTAAGAGTAACAATCATACCCAGAGGCATTACCAGCGCTCGGCGCGGTTCCCCCCTGCCAATACGGCGTCACAGTCGATCCGTCGATCTGCACGACGTTATTATAATACGCTGTGCTACCTTGCAGAGCACACAGCACCGCCGTCATTGTCTGTCCAGTTGACATTGCAGTGTTGAGCGACGTTCCTGACGAAAACGCGAAGTTCACCGTCCAATTCGCAGTTTGGTTTGCCGTGCTCCAATAGACAGCTTGCGAATTGAGATAGTAAGCTAGAGGGGAACTGATAGCCGAACCGTTGATTGTCGCCGGTTCCGCTGCGTTGGCCATTATCATCGCGAATGTAGAGGACGAGCCGTTGAGCGTTTGTGTCGCCGTCCAGGTGTTCGCATTGCCAACATTCAGACTGACGCCACTTGAACCCGTGGAAAGACTTGAGCCATTGACCGGGACACTACCAAAACTCGGCGCCGCGCTGGTCGTCGCAATGAGAACCTGTCCAGTGGAGCCAGCCGCTGTGCTGGCCATCGCGGTCGTTGTCGATCCATAGATTGAGCCGTATTGCGTCAACGTGGAAGTCTGGCCCGTGCCGCCATTGGCGACGGAAAGTCCAGTTCCCGACCAGTTGCCATTATTGACCGTGACTGTCGAACCAAGCGCGCCAGCCGTGACACCCGTAGCCGGAACAGCGGCGGCAGTGATGCTCGTGTTGCAACCGAATCCAGTGTTAGTTGTCCAGATCAATGCATCGGCGGCGGCGGAACACGAACTTACCGCTTGCGCCGTGGGTGATGCGGAACCACTGGTCGCATTGACTAGAACTGTGTTTGTCGCTTGTGTGGCGAGGATGGTAAGTGGCACCGTTCCCGCGCCAGAAACCGTCCCGGAAAAGGTTGGATTGGAAAGTGTCTTATTCGTCAGCGTCTGAGAGGCAGTCAGAGTAACAAGCGTGTCGGAGGTCGCATTGCTGGGGATGTAGACAATCCCGTTACCGAGCCCACCCGTGGCCGGTTCGATCGTCATGGTTCCCGACGTGGCATTACCCATCGTAATCGAGCCAAGCGTGCCAGATGATCCGAGCGAAAGCGCGCCATTGGTAAGGGACGTATTCGTGTCGGTCGTGCAGCCGCCGCTTCCGTTCGCGGTTATGAGATTACCAGCCGAGCCGCCCGTGGAACAGCCAGAGCCTCCAGATGCCGCCGCCCAAGTGGGATTGGCAGAGGAGCCTTGTGTTTCGAGGAAAAACCCGCTTGTTCCAGGTCCAAGCGCCGCCCAAGCAGATGCTCCACGGTAGAGGACACTCCCTTGTGTCGAGCTGAAGACAGAATCGATCAGAGAGGACAATCCCGACCAAGATGGCGCGGCGCTCGTCGTGCCGATCAGAACTTGATTGGTCGTTCCTGCGGAAGTCGTCGCCGGCGCGGCACCGGCGCCGCCACCATAAACCACACCATATTGCGTCAGAGCAGCCGAGGAAGTCAGGGCCGTCGTCGAGGAGAAATACGGAATTCCTCCAGAAGTCGTGGTTCCAGAGACGGTTAGCGGGAAGGAGAGCGAAGGAGCAGAGGGCGCAGCCCACGACAACACACCATTTCCAGCCGCATCGGTCAAGATATATCCGGAACCTGCCGCCTTCGCTGGTGGAAGAACATAGTTTGCGTTCGCCGTGCTAGATGAACTTGCGGAGAAATTCGCCGTAAACCCATTCCCGATAAATCCTATTTTTCCAACAGTTGTTAGATTAGTTCCATCATATGCAAGATTTAGTGCGGCATGAACAGTTCCATCAGGTTGATACCAGGCCAAATAATTTGCCTGTCCAGCCCATACAAAATCGTTTGTTCCAGATACGTAATAATGCCCATTCGCATCTGTAAATATGGAAGAGAAATTACCCACTGGTATAGCGACAGTAGCCCCAGCAACTCCATTATTTATGATATCTGTGCTTTGAGGCGTGACGGTTACGCTAGCATTTTCAGCATAAAATTGAATATGCCAAGACACGGGGACCGTAGTGGAAAGAGGAAGCGTTAGGACTGGCGTGCTTCCAGTAAATATGTATGAATCTCCATTTCCATCGATCGCTGTAGCGGTATAGTTGCCGGATTGAAATTCCGTCACGCCGAGAATTGATCCGATCAGTTCAAACGCCGATCCGGTATTCAAAACGAGATACTGCATGCTCGCGCCGATTTCGCCGCCAGCGAGAGCAACAAGACCTGAAGTCGTGCGTTTGTCGATCGGAAGCGCGGTTTGGCCATCAACAGCGAGAGTTGTCGCCGCTGTATTTGTCGAGGACGGACTAATGATTACAATTCCGTTTATCGCGCCGGAATTGGTGAAGGAGCCGCTTTGCGTCGTGACCGTGATGGCGTTAGCGGTTCCGCCTACGGAACCGCTTTGAACATAGGTTCCACCGCCCTGAGCCTGAGTGATCGCGCTTTCGGTGCTCGGAGCAGAACCTGCACCACCACCAATCATCAATTTTCCAGAAGCCAGAAGGCCACTAGAGGTAAGAGCAGTAGTCGAGGAAAAATAGGGTATGCCACCGCTCGTCGTCGTTCCCGAAACGGTCACGGGAAAGGCGAAACTTGTTCCTGATATAGTGTTGCAGCCAA